GCCGCTGACTTACGACTGTCGGGCATCCTGACCCGCTGCGTCCAGGAACTGCACCTGGCGCACGTGCTTGAGGCATTAGATATCGGCTGGAATATCGAGGTCTTTGGCGAACCCGTATTCAACGAAGAATGCAGGACGCATGAGTTCCAGGGCGCCTTTGACACCGGGGGATATGTGCAGGTGTACCTGGCGCACGATGACCCTTTGGACGCAATCCGCGAAGGTCTGTACAGCTTTCACGAGATCTCCCCAGTTCTCGGCCGTCAAGTTGCTGCCGGCATAACTGAGTTGAGCAAGCGGGCGGACTTCCGGTTCGGCATGACGCTGCTGGTCCACGGGGGATTCGGGCGGGGTTTTGCAGCCGACTTAGGCCAGCCGGTTCCGGGATGGTCGACGATCGGCCTGAGTGTGCACGACCTTGTGCTCCTGTCCCGAGAGGTCGGTTTCTCTGCCATTCGCGCTTGGAAGCTGCTCCGGCAAGTTAGCGAACTCGAAGCGGTCGGGTTCACAGTTATGAACCCCAACGGTTTTGTAAACCTCTACGCATTTTCTGAGCAGCAAGACTTTCAGCTTGTTCCTCCCGAGGCGACGGGCGGCTTGATTCTGGTGGCCAACAACTTCGTCGCTGCCCTACGGGAGCGACTTCGCCGGGCGTTCGACTTCCACGCGGCCAGGTCCTGGAAGGACGAATTGTGGTTTGAGGTCGAGCGGCGCGAGCCAATGCCATATTTTCGGGACGACGAAGGGCGACCGTTGTATGCCTGCCCTGCAGAAGCACGTGCGCGCCACCTTCTTGGGTGTGTGGAGGAGGGCAGCCGTACAATCTGGATAGCATGCTGGGATACCGACGGAGATCAGCATCACCGCTCTGTAGCCTTCCAGGTATGGGATATGGCCTTAAATTGGCTCGACAGAGCCAGCCAAATTCTGGCCGAGTCCCTACCTGTCCTTCCGGATGTCTTCGCGTTCGTAATCACGTTTCCTGATCTGCGTGAGTGGTCCGGTGAGGGTAGGTTATTTGATGGCCTGCCGCAGCACCCGACTATTGAATGGTCGGGTACGGAGGTCCGGATAGGGTGTCGCAGAGAATACCTCGCGGCATTTGGCATGGCGGAGAATACCGGCGACCGCTGGATGGTCGAAGCCATGGTCGAAGGTGCCTGTGGATTGGCGGGTATCGCCGCGGGTGAAGAGCGTGTCCGACAGATCGCAGACCGGATTGTACCGGACACACAATCTCGATTCTTCCACTCGATTCCCGCTACCACAGCAGGCGACCTCGTCCGTGCGGCTACGGAGATTCCGACGCCCCGCTTGGTCCAGACAGAGGACGATTTTCGCAGCGGGTTCCGACTGCCCATGCTTGCAGGTTATGACGGCAAGGGAGGACCCCTGACGAAGGAAGAAGCTTCGCCTTTGCTGGCAAAAGCGGTTGACGTACTCTGGGCGCGCATAAAGAAGCTGCTGGTAACGTTGGATCGTGGTGCTCTGATCCAGCATGCGTTGGTCAACCACGAGGCGATAGAGAAGGATCGCGGCGTCTGGCGAATGACCGCATCTGCGGTGCTCGCGATCCACCCTGATCGCGAATCTACCCTTGCGACTGCTGCAAAACGTGAGAGCGACCGGGCGCGATCCTCGACAGCTCTGCGGGTCCTTGTGGAGATGGCGGTCTGTACGTCGCCGCTATCTGGGGGGTTGGTCCCGGCTGCTATCGATTTGGACCAACTGCTCGCGGACATCGCTGCACTGATTGAGGTCGCGAATGTAAGCGACGCCCTTCACTACCGACTGTATGAGGGAAGACTGGTCGTACTGCCAAACATGACTTTCGATTTCAGTCGGGTACTCGCCGACGTTGGGCGCGGGGGCTATTTCAAAGCGCACGGATACCGATCCTACCTCGCTGCCGCCAGCAGGTACGAGGATTACTTCGAGTCGGCCGGCGAGACTGCACCAGAGTTGACGCCGGCGTTCGAGGCCGCTTGCGTGGCAGAATTCGGTGCATCGTTGTCCAAACTTGCCGAGATCGCATTTATGTTGGCCGGCTGGGCGGCTCGGGAAGATACGCCTGTCGTGAGGGCACGACGTTCGTCGGTAATCCGAGCGATCTGCGACCTTCCCGGTACTCCACTTACGACAGCGGAGTGCGTCGTTCGCCGTTTATCGCTGTCGCCTCGGCAGCGATGGGACGAGGATAAGCCGGAGGGTGCGGCCCGGCGTGATTGGTATCCATGGCGGTACGGTCGCAAGCTGTCCTTGACAAGAAGGCCGCTCCTGCTCCTGGCCGACGATGCCGATCCAGAAATGTTGGTGAGCGCTGGACTCTTTGACCGCAGCTTAAGACATTTAGCAGGCACATGGGCAGCGCGGCTTCCATCGGAGATGTTCGATACCGCGGAGATGCATGCCTGGATCGGCACGGCGATCGACCGCACCGGCCATGCCTTCAATAAGGAAGTCTGCGAGGCGTTGCGATCCCTGGGCTTACAAGCCATAGCCGAAGTTTCGATGCAGCGTTTCGGCGCGCCGGGGCAGCTCGGGGATGTTGACGTACTCGCATGGCGGCCGGATAGCCGTGTCGTGAACGTGATTGAATGCAAGCGACTGTCGGAGGCACGCACCGTTGGCGAGGTGGGTGAACGACTGAAAGAATACACGGACCTTGAGCCGACAGGGAAGTCGCGCACACCGGTGAAGCGTCATCTGGATCGAGTTGCATTCCTGAAGGCGAACCTCAGCGCGGTGGCCAACTTCGTCGGATTGCCCGAACCACTTACGCTGCGATCTTGCGTCGTTACCGAGGCCCTTGTTCCGATGCAGTTCTCGGGCAAGGCGGCGGCGCTAATCGATGTTTTCGTGGACATGAGTGGCTTAGCAGTTACGTTCCGCTAAGGTCTGTGCGCCAACAACATCAGCCACAGAACCGTCCCGCAAGCCGCCGCTGTCGACCCATAGAGGATGCTCCAGGGCAACTTACTCTATCACCGGGCCGAGCGGCGCGGCGGGTGAGGCCGGAGTGTGGGCGCAACGATAGGTCAAAAAGCGCGGCGCTGCGCGCACTAATACGAGAAAATGACCGCCGTATGCGCGGGTGCGAGACGCTGGATCTCGCATTGCAGGACCGTATTGCCCCACTGCGCCAGAGGCTCGCCGACCGCATCGCGGCCGATCGTGAAGTACTCGATCGTGAAGGTCGGCGCGTTGACCTGCCACGCGTTCTCCCACGCGGCACCGTTGGTCAGCGCCTCGCCGACGCTGCTCACCCCGACGCGGAATGGCGCAAACTCCGTGATCGTCACCGCGTAGCCAAGATTGGCCGCGAGCGTGACAAAGTACGGCACGGACTGACCGCCCGACGCCACGAACCGCGCGTTGACCTGCTGCTGCCGCTGCTGGACCGTTGGCGACACCCCGGCGCACGGGTCCGGCAGGCCGAGCGTTGCCTCCCACTCCGGCAGCAGTTCAACCGGCGCAACCGGGAACGCGTCGGACAGCAGATTGACCGAGCGATCGTGCAGCCGCGTGTACTGCCGCATCAGCGCCTGGCACACCTGCGCCTGCACCGAGCCGGGATCGCGCGGCCAGATCGCCCCCGTGGGCAGGTGCGCCTGCAACGCCGCGGTGAAATCGGCGTCCTGATAGTTCGGGGCGGGCATGGTCAGCTCACGAACGTCACGGCGCCGACGGTGAACAGCGCGCCCACAGCCGGCGCGATCGAGGCGCTGGGCGCGGTGATCTTGAAGCCCGTCAGGCCCGGTATCGCCTCCAGCGCGGCATACCACGCATCCGGCTCGATCGCTGGCCACGCGGCGCCGGTGGACGGCACCACGCTGCCGCCGACATTGCCAAGCCGCACGAACATGTCGGCGAGCGCCGCGGTGATGGCCGCCTGCATCGCCGCCGTGTTGTTGGCGCCGAGGTCCGCGACGGTGAACGCCACGGGCGACGCGGCTGGCGCGCAGGCATAGACCAGCGCGGTCACCGGACGCTTGGGAAACAGCGCGTTGGCAACGGTGAGCTGATCGCCCGTCGCCGCGACATCGCGCGGCTCGTTGGCCGCCACGCCGTTGCTGCCCTGCGGGAAGCCGTTATGCGCGGCCTCCGCCACGTCCATCATGAAGAACACCGACACCGTGCCGCCGCCGGCCAGCAGCGGCGCCACCCAGGCTCGGGTCACACCGGGAACAGCGAGTGCCCACTCGACATAGTCCTGCCGGTCGCCGCCCTGTGGCGGGGCTGCGTAGGCCGCCAGCATGCGGGTCCGCAGGCTGGCATCGCGCTCGATATCCGTGCCGGCGGTGGTCTGTGTCGAAGCGGTGGACTGCGACGATATCCCGAGGATCGGATTGCCGATCAGGAACGTGGTGCTGGGATCGAAATTCCCGGCCGAACCAGGCGTGACAGCCTGCATCGTGACCGTGACGCTGCCGGCGCTGACCGAGGCATCGGCGGTGGTCGCATAGGCGAACCCGTCGCTGCGAACGATTGACGTGCCGGCGGGACAGTCCGTGGTGCCGCTCCCCGCAAAGGTCACCGAACCGATGGCCGGTGTCGCGGCCTCGCGGAAGATGCCCTTGAGCGCCGCCCAGCCTTCGAGGAACTCATCGGTCGCCGTCCACGGCACGGCCTGCAAGGCTATCCAGTCCAGCTCGCCGTAATGCTCATAGCCGACGCCGGCCTGCGCATAGGCCATGACACGCAGTATCGCCTTTTGCAGCAGCCCGGCGACAATGTTGCCGGCAGCATCGGTGATCTGCGCCGAATTGATGTCGGCCAGGATGTCGTCGCGGAGCTGCGTCAGCGTCTTGCGGGCATACGGCACCGGTCACGCTCCCTGCCATGCCCAGGCGAAGTTGAAGGTCTGCGCCGGCGCGTTCGGCGGCGTGAGCGTCACCGCCAGGCCGATCAC